AAGTTAACCAAAGTAGAACAGGAATTACAACAACTGCAATACCTCAAACCGTACGAACAAGTATGGGTGATAGAGTTGTAGATGTTGCGTTTGTTCCATTTATAAGAAGTAGAGCAGTAGGATTTACTGCAACAAGAATGAAACCAAATACAAGAGTATTTCCATTCTTTGATAATATTGATATTACAACTTATGTAACACCAACTGGTGGTTCTTCTGGTGGTAATTTAGTTACAGACGATAATGGTTCTGTATCAGGAACATTTAATATACCTGACCCAACTAATAATTCAAATCCAAGATGGCGTACTGGTGAAAGAACATTTAGATTAACTTCTTCATCAACTAATTCGCAAGACGCTGCCGCTGTTGAAACGGCTGCAAACGCAGAGTATATCGCTAGAGGTTTATTGAATACGGTCAGAGATACAATTGTATCAACAAGAGAATTTAGAGGCGTACAAGAAACGGTTACAGATAATAGAAATACTTTTCAAAATTCAACTAGAACGGTTACACAAACCGTTGGTTGGCACGACCCTCTTGCACAAACATTTATGACAGACGATGAAGGTGGTGTATTCTTATCTTCTGTTGATTTATTCTTTAGTACAAAAGACGCAAACATTCCAGTAACGGTTCAAATTAGAAATACCGTCAATGGTTATCCTGGAAGTAAAATACTTCCATTTGGTGAAGTAACACTATTACCTAGTGCTGTAAATACAACGACAGACGGTTCAGTAAAAACTACATTTACTTTCCCAAGTCCTGTTTACATACAAGAAAAAGTAGAATATGCTTTTGTTGTTTTATCTAACTCCGATGAATACAATTGTTATGTTGGTAGATTAGGTGAAACTAATATTGGTTCTAGTAGAACAATATCTAAACAACCATATGCTGGTGTTTTATTTAAATCACAAAACGGTTCAACTTGGACTGCTGACCAAAACGAAGATATTAAATTTACAATGAATAGATGTGAGTTTAGTAATGTTACTGGTACGGTTCATTTGGCAAACGAAACATTGGCTGCAAGAACATTAAAACAAAACCCATTGAGAACAACAAATACTTCTGGTGTAATTAGAGTATTCCATCCTAATCATAACTTACACGATACAAACTCTGTAGTTACGATTGCTGGTGTTCCAAATGGTACACATAATGGAATTGCACATACAGATATTAATGGTACATATACTTCAATATCAAATATCACTCTTGATAGTTTTGATATTACTACAGCTGGTACTGCAACTACCACAGGAGACATTGGTGGTACTGCTGTTACATCAACTGAAAACAGACAATTTGATGTAATGAGTTTAGGTGGTCTACAAACTTTAAGTGTACCTGGAACTTCTATTGTTCCATTTGTAAGAACAACATCAAGTAAATCTATTCACGGTGCTCAATCACCTTATAATTTAACAACTGAATCCAATAGAGTACCTGTTACATTTTTAGATGACATTTACTTTACTGCACCACAGGCAGTTATGTCTCAACCAAATGAGACAACTAGAATGGCAGGACAAAAATCTTTCTATACTATTATGGAAATGACAACTGAAAACACTAAACTATCGCCAGTTATTGACTTGGCAAGAAGAAGTGCTTTTGCTGTTGCAAATAGATTGAATAGTCCTACAAGTAGTAATACACCTGACTATGTTGCTGAAACGGCTGCAAATGGTTCATCAACTGCGTCTCAATATATTACTAAACCTGTTGTATTATCAAACAACTCAACTGCCCTAGATATTAGACTAACACAATCAGTTAGAGATAGTGCAGAAGTAGAAGTATATTGGAGAGTATCTTCTGCTGACGAAGTTAGAAATATTAACTCACTAAACTGGACACCATTTAATACAGATGGTAGACCTGATTTACCTGTAACTGCTTCAGAGGCAGACGATGACTTTAGAGAGTATCAATATTCACAACCTAATATTAATTCATTTACTGCGTTTCAGATTAAACTAGTCTTGAAAGGCACTAACTCTAGTTATCCACCTATTGTTAGAGATTTACGAGGTATCGCATTGGCGATTTAATTATGAGTAGACATTTAAAAGTACGACATTTTCAAAATTTAGTTAGAGATATTAATTCAAACGCAATTGTTAATACTAGTACTTCTGAATACGAAATTTATATGGAAAGAAAAAGATTAAGAGATACAGAGAAAGACAAATTAAAGGATATGTGTAGAGAGATAAATACTTTAAAGCAAGAATTATTTGAAATAAAAAATATATTAAAGTTAATGGGACAAAACAATGGCAGTTAGACAAGTAACAGAAACAGATAGTTTAGATAAATTAAGAATAGAGTTTAATGCTCTTGCGGCTTCAGATTTTGGAGATATCGCAACATTGGATTCAACTCTTTCTGCAACAAGTGTAATCGGTGCTGTAAACGAAATTAACGCAATCGCAATTGCCGCTGCTGGTTTCATATTATCAGATGGTTCAAACAATCAGGCGGTTGCTTCTGGTAACACGATGTTAGTAACAACTGGTACTGGATTAACTGCAACGGTATCATCACCTGATACATTAAATCTTTCATTAAATACAAATTTAACAGGCCTAACATCAATTGATGTTGCAAGTACGGCTGAAATTTCAAACATCGCAATTGGTACTTCTTCTATAACTTCTGCAAGTGGTACAATTGACTTTGGTAACGAACAATTAAATACTACTGGTGGTATAACTGCTGGTGGTACATTAGTAGGCGCTGGTTTAACAATCAATGGTGCGTCTATGCAATTTGAAGGTGCTACTCCAGATAGTTTTGAAACTACTTTTAGAGTAGATGACCCAACTGCTGATAGAGTTATTACATTGCCAGATATTTCTGGTACCGTAATTACAACTGGTGATACTGGTTCAGTTACAGGAACAATGATGGCTAACTCTGCTGTAAGTACAAACCAAATCGCAGACAATTCAGTTACGGTTGCAAAATTATCGGGATTTGCAAGTGCAACATTAACGGTTGACACTTTAGTTGCAAACACTATTACTGGTGTTGCTTCATCTGCTACTGCTGTAGCATTAACTTCTGATAACACTTCAAACGCAACAAGATTTTTAACTTTTGCAGACGCTGGTTCTGGAAATCAGGCATTAAAAACTGATAGTTCCTTATACTACAATCCATCAACGAATGTTTTAACTACAACTGCTACACAGGCTAACTATGCTGACTTGGCAGAAAAATACTTAACAGACAAAGAGTATTCAATAGGTACCGTTTTATGTATAGGTGGTCCTGCTGAAGTAACTCAATGTGTTGAAGACCATTGTCATAAAGTAATAGGTGTTGTTTCAGAGAAACCTGCCTTTACAATGAATAGTGGATTAGAAGGTACAACTACAATGGTTGCAATGACTGGTAGAGTACCTGTAAGAGTTTGTGGTAAAGTAAGAAAAGGTGATATGATAGTATCTTGTTCTAAACCTGGTTGTGGAAGACCAGAGGCAGAACCGAGACCAGGAACATTAATAGGTAAATCATTAGTCAATGACGATAGAGAAGAGGAAAGACTTATTGAAATCGTAGTTGGCAAATAGGAGTATATTATGGATGAACAAACAACCCTTTGGATTAACCGATTAAAAGAACAAATCCAATCACACGACAGATACGAAGCAAGACAACTATTTTACATAGACGATAATGGTCTTGACCGAGAGGTTAAAGAACATATGTCTTTTGGTGAATGGTTAAGAGAATACGAGAGATATAAAACTATTAAGGTGGAAGGTTTAGAAGACACACCTTGGTTGAGAGAAGTTTTAGATGAAGTTGTGTTAAATATCACAGGCAAAAAAAGACAAGATATTCATTTATTTGTAAATCAAAGACCAGGTGTAAGTTTCAAAGCACATAGAGACGATAAAGATGTTTACCTATATGTTGTTAAAGGTAAAAAGACCGTAGACCTAGATGGCATAAAACAAATTGTCTATGATGACGAAGGAGTTATCATAAAAGAAGGTGTTAAACATTTTGTTGAGAATGAAGCAGATACTTGGGGGTTAAGTATTGGAGTTATATAATGACGCTAAATTATGCGCCTATGAATTGGATGTTTTATTTAAAAACAACCGAAACCTGTAATCTAAATTGTAAACATTGTTTCACTTCAGGTAGTAAAGGACCTAAAGTATATTGGAATACTGACAAAGTAGTACGATGGTTACAAAACTTCAGAAAATACAATTTTCATAAAAACGATATTGCTCATTTAGAGTTTCACGGTGGTGAACCTTTTTTAGTACCTGTATCTGAAATGCAATATGTTTATGATAGAACAAAAGACTTATGGGAACATCAATCATTTGGTGTTACAACTAATTTAGTTTTTAAATTAAAACAAGAACACATAGATTTTATGAAAGGTCCTCTTGGTGGTAGATGTGGTACTTCTTGGGACCCGAATATTCGTTTTGCAAACGAAAAACAATCAAACTTATGGAGAAGTAATGTTGAGACTTTAATATCTGAAGGTATTGATATAAAACTTTTCATATCCGTAACTAAAGACACCGTAAATATTGAACCTATTGAATTATTGAAATGGGTAAAAGATTTAGGCGTACAAGAAATGGCATTAGAAAGATTGACTGGAAATGGTAATGCAAATTTACACCCAGAGATATTTCCATCAAATATAGAACAAGATAAATGGTTTCTAAAAATGCACGAACAATCTATACAATATAAGACTAGAGAGTGGTTTGATAATGAGTTTTTAGAGACAATATATTCTAAATTTGAAACTGGTAATACTAAACAAGGTACTTTTTGTAGAGATTGTGAGCAGAAATTGTTTACTTTAAACGCAACTGGTACTATAGGTGGTTGTCCTAACGCAAGTCCCGAGTTTAATTTCGGTTCTCTGGATGACCCTATGGTAGACCTTATAAATAATCCTAAGAGATTAAACAATATTGCTTGTGAAGTTGCAAGAAATACTGAATGTTTTGATTGTGAAGTATTTAAGTATTGTGGTGGCGATTGTCACCAACTAGAATGGCAAAATGGTATATGTGGTGCCCCTAAATCTCTTATGAAACAATTGGCACAGAGGAATGAAGCAAGATGGTAACATTAAACGACCCGATAACAAGTCAAAATATAGTAGATAGATTTGAAGAGTTAGTAACAGATATTGCAGATACCCAAATAGTTTGGGGTACAGATAATCTACCTGGTCACTCTGCATTTTCAAGTGCTGACTTTGGAGGTGTAGTAGACGGAATGGAATTAGTTTTAACTAACGCCACTGGTACATTTACTGCAAACGAAACGGTAACAGGTTCTATATCAGGAACGGTAGGTACCGTAGTTACATATTCAAGTAACAATTTAAAAGTCAGAAATATAGTTGCAGGTTCAGGTCAAACAAATTTTTTACAAAACGATATTCTAACAGGTTCAAATTCAGGTGCTCAAGGTACAATCAGTACAATGACTACCATATCAGCAGTTACTATTGGTATTACAGGAACTCAAATAGGTAACTCTGGCACAACCATTAATGCAGGTAACATTTATCAAACATTAAAAAATGAAATGAATACTTACACTAATATTAAAAATACAACTGCGTCTGTTACAATGACTGGTGCAGGACAACAATATTCAGACACACAAATTGCTCACAATTTAACTTCAGTAAGAGTAACACTAAATCCTAGTCAACCATCATATCTAAACTCTGGACGACTTATAACTTCTGCAAATTTAGAAACATTTATTGCTGACCTTGCAAACGCATATAATACTGAAAGAGGAAGCACTTATGGACTTGCAAAAACTATATGTCATAGTTCTTGTCATAGTTCTTGCCACGGTAGTAGAGGAAGAAGATAATGATTGAAGTAATATGGACTTTGATATTAACTGCTTGTATGAATGATAGTTCTTGTCATTTTCAAGAAGTAAAAGAATTTAAAACAAAAAATGCTTGTATAGAATTAAAAGAAGAAATCTTATCTATACCAGCAGATGGTCCTTGGAAAACAATTGATTATAATTGTTTACCTAAAGGAGGAATGGAAGCATAATGATTGAAAGTATAGTACCAATTGAATTGAAAAACTTAAAAAAATATTTTGAAGATAAAACTGAAACTTACTTATTAGATTATAAAAATAGTACATTAAAAGGTGCTCAGTTTCTAACATATTTAAGTAATCTTGATATACCTTGCGATATTAAGAATATGGACGATGAATTAGTATCAGAATATCTAAACTCTCAAATGTTAGTAAATATACCGACATTAGAAAAAGAAGTAATCGCTATATTATTTCAACATAAAGGTTTATCGCAAACGGATAAATATAGTAGTATAATAGAAAAGAATAAAGACATACTAGACAAATGGGCAAGTAAACTAGAAAGTCTACCTTTATACAATATGTCTATTGTTGGTGAAGGTGCATTTAAAGACTTTCTTGAAACTTATCCTAAAGATGAGACAGAAGATGTTAGAGGTATAAATTTTGTTAGTATGTTGAAACACAAAGACTTCTATTTTTATTATAATAGACCAAACGAAAGTATTGTAAAAAATTATGTAAAATACTTTCAAGAGTATATGTTCAAAGGTAAGTCGTTATATGATTTTTGGGCAAATACAAATAATAGTATGTTTCTTATGACTTGGGCTGTCGCTGAAGGCAAGTTCAATACTAAAGAATACAATACTGCAAAACAAAAAGATTTAGGAAAATAAAATGCTACACTTATTTAATAAAGTATATCTAAACTTTGACGATAGTATAGATTGTCATACTAACAGATATGTTATATCTGAAGAAGCAGGTAATGAAATGCACCAGGAACTTCAAACAACATATAGAGGTACTTTACTTAATTTTGCAAAGAATAGAAACGAAATGCAAACCAAGTATAATGGTTTAGATAATTTCTTTGATAGTGTATGTACAAAACAAAAAGAATTGAATACAAAAGTAATTATATATTGTGATACACAGGCATTTTTAGAATTGTCAACAATATGGTTAAAGTCTGTATTACCTTTCGCAGAAAGTTCAGACATAGAAAAATATTTACAAATATTCTTACACCACGAAAAAATTATTGCAAATACACAACTACAGCCTACGCACACGCTAGCGCTCACGAAGTTGTATGCAGGTCTAGGTGATGTTGTAGGTTACACAAATGTAATGCCAACATTAGATTTAGATAAATTAAAAGCACTTGATTTAGATTATTCATTAGAGTTATTACTAGGTGAATATTTTGCAGGTGCAGATACACACGAAGATAAATTACTTTCTACTTACTTAAAATTTCTAAAAAGATTTTATAAAGAAACACTAACAGATATTAGAGAAGGTGCGGCTCTTAATCTGTTGAATACGAATTTGCAAACACAACTAGGTTATACTACAAGTGATGTTGACTTAACTGCCGACAATGTATTTGAAGGCATTACACCTTTTGCTCCGTTTGCTGATACAGATGTATTTACAACTAATCCAACTGCAAATGTTGGCGCTGTAAATATTGCTAATATAGATAATATGTCAAGTGATAAACAAACTGCATTAAAAGATTTAATTATATCATTACAGACTTTTGAAGAAAAGGTAACTGCTGACGATTTCTATATGAAATATTTAGATAAGGCTTGTCAAAGTTCATTATCTAAAACAGATTTTGAAACAATTATAAATGAAACGGTGAATAGTCCTTCTGCATTATCCTTTATACCTAGATTTGATATTGGTAATATTAATTATTCTTTCTTACAATATCTATTCTCACTTAAAAAAGATAACGATACAGACACATTATCAAAGTATAGACTATTCGCAAACTCGTAGGAGTTTAAATGCGAGAGTTCTTATTAGACCCCAAAAGAGACCCCGAACAAGAGTACACAATTCATCTATTTGAATTTTGTAATTTAAGGTGTGCTTTCTGCTGGCAAAATCACGAAGACACAATTGGCATTGACAATGTAATGAATAAACTTCCGTCAGTAGAGAAGTTTATATCAAAAGAATTAATGCAAAAAGTTACCTTTAACATAATGGGTGGCGAAGTTTTTGCACCTGCAATTTATAATAGAAACTTAAACGAGGGTTACAAACTATTTGTAAAAGGCATACAAAAAATATGCGACCATTACGATAAGAAATGTGTAATGAATTGGGTATCTAATTTAGTTACTACAGAAGATGGTAATGAGTTAATAAGAGATTTAATATCTTGGTCAAGAGAAGAAGGTATAGAAACAAGACTTACTACAAGTTATGACCCTAGAGGTAGATTTAATAAAAAAGACTTTGAAATATTTAAATCAAATGTAGAATATTGGGGAGACGAAGTAACTTGTTTTTCTTGTCTATTGACAAAACCTAATATCAATTATTATTTAAATGAAGGCGATGAATACTTTGACTATCTGTATAAACAAGGTAAGTATATTTACTTTGATTATTATATGCCAGACGAACACGCAAAGTTTAATATGCCTAGTGATGAATTACTATTAAAGTTTTTTAAACATTGTGTTGACAAATATCCAAATGTTCATCCTGTTAGAGATTGGATATTCAACAAAAAGAATTTTGCAAGTTGCAGAGTTTCTAAATTAATATTAGCAGATGGTACATTATGTCAATGTGGAAATTTAGTACAGAGTGAAAAATCATTAAGTCAATATAAATCTCCAATCAAAAGAAAAGACAATAGTATAATAGAAAATTCTTTTTTAGAAAAGTATAATTGTGCTAGTTGTGAATTTTTAGATAGATGTACACTTGGTTGTTTTATGAACCACGATTATAGATATAAGGAGGAGTTGAATGAGTGTGTCTACAAACTTACGCACAGATATATTGAAGATGTACGACTACAGCGAAACTATATCGCTACCTAAAATCAATACACCTGATAATGTTGATGTTGTATTAGATAACATACCAACAAAATATCCTTATCTACCTAGATTGTGTAACAAACAAGGAATAGTATTAGTATGGTGGGGTACAAAAGATACTGACCCAGAGATTTACGAAGACGCTATTAATAGTAAAGACGAAGAACAATGGTTAACTTTAAACGATAATAAAAAATTAATAAAAGGTCTTGCAATGGTACACACATATGATAATGAAGTGATTGTTAGTTGTATTAAGTATGCAGGATATATGAATAGAAAACCTTGGAAAGAAGTCTTATCATTTCTTGAAAATATATATTCTACACTAGTAAATTTATATGGCAATCGTAAGATGATAATTCCTTCAGGTTCTTATTTAGAGCATATTCATTTAACAATGAACCAAATGAAAATACAAAGACAACCTTACCACTATAAGAATATGAGAAGATATGGTTTTAAGAAACAGGATAATTATTGGGTAAGAAATGGGACCGAAATATAAAAAATATATTTTGTATGACAAGAATGGTAAAGTTATTATTATTACAACTGATAAAAAAGTTTACTATTACTATAAGGTAAAATATGGACTTAATAATAAAACCAACTGAATTATGTAATTTCAAATGTACTTTTTGTTCTAGCACACAATTAACAAATGAAAAAAAGAATTGGTTAAAACACGACCAGATATTTGAGTTTCTAACTAGATTTCCTGAAACTAAAACTATCATCGTAAATGGTGGTGACCCATTGATGATGGCACCTGATTATTATTGGAAGATTATAAAATGGTTAGACGAGAGAGATTATTCTACTTCACTTGCATTAACAACAAACTTATGGCCGTTCTATAAGAAACCTAGTCTATGGGTTGACTTATTTAATAATGATAGAGTAGGTGTTACTACTTCATTTCAATATGGTGGTGGTAGATTAAAAGGCGATTATACAGAGTTTACAGAAGAAGACTTTTGGAAGTGTTCAAATGCAATGTTAGAGTATTGTAATTATAGACCAGATTTTATATCTGTTATTACAAGAGAGAATGAACACAACGCAATTAAAAATGTAGAGTTGGCAAAGTATATGTCAGAAGATGTACAACCACAAGGTACTCTTCATAACTTCTGGCGACAAGAAAAAACAGGTGTAGAATGTAAACTAAATTATGCGATGATGAGTGGCGAACAGGAAGAGCCGTTTTTGTTATCGGATATATATTCTTATTATGTAGAAATATATAACAAAGGTTTAGCACCTTGGGAATTTAATACTAGACAAATGATGTTAGCAATAGGTGACCGTGCTACAACTTGTCCTTTAAGTAGAAAATGTGATGAAGGTATCAGATGTCTACAACCCGATGGTGACTATTATAGTTGTGGTGCTTTTGGTGATGATAAAGATAAGGCAATAGATTTTAAAGAAGAAATGTCAGGTAAGTTTTTTACTCCCTTACAAGACGACATAAAATTAAGTACAATGAAAAAGGGTTGTTATACTTGCCCTATGTTTAATATATGTAATGGTTGTAGAAAGACTATTAAAGATTATAAAGAGGCAGGAGTTGTAGAAAAACATTGTGAGAAGATGAAGACTATAGGTAAATATATTTTAAGAGCAAATAAAAGTGATTTACAGATGACGCCATATGTAAATGAGGAGGCAACTTGGTAAAACATATAGAAAATGTTTTAGTTAACGGTGTATTTCCACACAACGATAGAGTGCCGTTTGCATTTTTTGAAGGTATAGAAATACCTTTTAGAAATGTAGGTGAATATGGAGTTGCTGTACATACTCCACAACTAGACAACGCAATCAAAATATGCCATAATTATTTGGGTGATAAATATATTAAACTGCTGTCTAACAAATATAGTTTGTATGGACAACCAGAAATAGTTAATGGTGTTGACGCACCATCTACTAATTGGCATAATGATTTGAAAGAAGGAGCAAATGTTGCTATATTAATGTATTTTACAAGTGCAAGTAATCCAACTACAGGTGGTTGTTTGAAAGTACGAAATGCAGAAACAAAAAGTTTGAGTTGTATGATATACCCAGCGAAAGCAGATTTAGTTATTTTAAATCACAACAAAGTCTGGGAACATAAAGTTGAAGAATTTGAAAGAACACTAGACGAAAAAACAGGTGTATTTTCAGATGAACGAATAGTAGGATGTTTTGATTTTAATATATGAAAAATAAGTTATTTCCAAATGGCAGAATACACGCCTCTGAAGAACAAGATTTAGATTACTCAAATGGGTACCTTGCATTATCAGTAAGTCCGTTTGATAAAAATTTTGATAAAGAAGTTGAGAAAGGCGTATTATCTCATTGCCACGAATTTATAAGAAAAGGTTTTTTACCTATATCAAGTTGTGAAGGACATTTCACAAAGAAACATTATATGCCATTTTATATTATGATTGCAATTGGTGGTAAAAATAGATTAGATAGAATAAATGATATAATTAATAAGACAAGTAAAATACCTGGTATACATTATAAGATTGCTGAACAACAAGCAAATGTAAAAGGTGATATAAGAGTTAATTATAGTTTAGAAAAAGAACAAGAGTATGCTGAATTAAATAGATTGTTTATGAGAAATCATCAAGAGTATACTTATCTCTGGATAGGATTATTTAAAGATGATAGAAATTGGAAACAAAATTTTGTAAGAAGAATAATGTTTAATAGATGTAAGAAGATGTTACTAAAAAGTATTGAGGAATTTGATTATGACGCTGCCGAAGATTAACCTATCAATTAATCCATCGTATCATTGTAACTTTAGATGTCATTGGTGTTACCTTACACCTGAACAACTAGGTGATACAAAAACTATAGACCATATAAGACTAAATGACTTATTGGCTGAAGTTGCTACACATAGAGAAATAAATCATATTGATTTGTATGGTGGTGAGATAGGTATATTAAAGAAAGACAAATTACAAGCAATAACTAATACAATAAAATTTTATTACAAAGATAAGATAAACATAAACACAAATTTATCTGTATTAAGAGAAGAGTTTTTTAATCCTGAATATTATTTAAGTGTATCTTGGGATTTAACTACTAGACAAGATTATCGTTTAGTAAGAGAGAATATGGCAAAGTTGCCTGTAGACTTTTCAGTACTATGTCTTGCAACTAGAGAAGTAATGGCACATAGTGGTGAACACTTTTGGACTATGATGAATAGAATAAAATTTGAGAATAGTCATATGCAAAGTGTTGAGATAAAACCATATAGTAGTAATCAAGCAAATGACCTTAAAGTAAAGGATTCAGAATATGAAGATTATATTTTAAAACTACTACAAGATGAAGACGCAACTAAACGAGGTGACTATCAATTTGTAAATAGAGACTTAATTAAAGAAAGTCTAAACGGACAAAACAACGCATACAGCGATGACCATTTATATATTACGCCAAATGGTAAACTTGCTGTATTAGATTTTGATGAAGACGATAAAGAATTCTTTTTAGAGTTAGATAGTTTCGCAGATTATGAAGTATGGTGTCAAAAAGAAAAAGAAAAGAATATATCTGATATATGTCGTAAGTGTGAATACCTAGGTAAGTGTTTAACTGAACATTACAGATATGTAAAAGATTTAACTGACGGCTGCAATGGGTATAGGTATCTGTTAGATACTTTTAAAATGAGATATGGCAAATAGAGCATTTTGTATTGGTAACGGAAAAAGTAGAAGAGGTTTTAATTTAAGTAAGTTAAAACCTAGAGGTTCAATATTAGGTTGCAATAATTTATATAAAGATTTTGCACCAGATGTATTAGTTGCAATTGACCACCCTATTATGCACAACATATATCAAAGTGGTTATTGTTATAATGCAAGATGTTATTTCAGAAGTTGGTCTACTATACCTGGTGAGAATTTTGAACAATTGATATTAAGTATGTTTCCTGAATATAGACATTTAAGAGCAATACGACAATCAGGTAAACTAATTGAGAACGGCAGACAAGGTGCAAAAGAATTTGTATTACACGGATACAACGATAAACAAACAAATGAAAATTTAGTATCTGTATCTTGGGTAACAAGTGATAAGGTTTTGAATATTACAGATTTAATAAGAGAACCTGAACAAGAACATTGGTCGGCAGGACCTATGAGTGGTTATGTTGCTTGTAATACGATAGACGAAATGAAAGAAATTTATCTAATAGGTCACGACTTGTATAGTATGGATAATAAATTTAATAACATCTATGCTGGTCAACCTTATTATAAATCTGATACTCATCCGTCTAACTATTATATTCAACAATGGATATATCAATGGAAGAAGTTATTTAAGTGGTATCATCATATTAAGTTTTATAAAGTGAATAGAAAGAATATGTTAAATGTCAATATTCCTGAATGGAATGATTGCAAGAATTTGGAGTATATAAGTTATGAAAGAATGGAAAGTCAAACAAGAAATTTACCATAGATTGAATCCGACACACTCGGATACTTTATATGATAAAGAAATATCTCTCATATGGGATAAGAAAGATATTATAGATTGGGCGATTAGACATTGGAACGAAAAAGTTGATAAGTTTATATACCCAGCGAAAAGTTATTGTGTAGCGATATGTTATGCAAAATGGATAGAGAGAGATTATGGAGATAAGTTTTATGACTTATTAAATGATGAGGCGTTATTGTATAGCAATGACCCATACTTTGAAACATATAATAAAAGTAAAGAAATATATGACCCTATTATTAAAGCATTCCCAGATAGTGAAATGAAAGGAATGATACCAGATATTAGAGGTTATTATGATAAAGAAATAAAGTATGATACTGGAATCAGTATAAATAGTAATATAAGGAGATAAATTATGGCTATTAAGATAAATGGTAAAGAGTACGATGAGAACACTTTTGACGATAAGACTAAAAATTATGTAATTGCGAGACAAGAGTTGGTTCAAAATCGTGCAAGGTTAGAAGTTGAGGCGGAAAAGATTAATGTATTGATAAATTATTACAATGCTAAAATCTGCGACTTTTTGGGAATAGACCCAAATGTCAAAGCTCCAGAGACTACCGAAGAAGTTAAAACAGAAAAAACGGAATAGAAAATGGCGGCGATTGCTAATTTAAGGATAGACCAGGGAACAACATTCTCTAGTAATGTAACTCTTGCAGGAAATGAAGGCGCTATGTTTGACCTTACAGGTCATACAGCGGCTGCTAAGATGGCAAAAGGGTACGAAAGTACTAAAACACGAACAACTATCACAACTGCGATTGCTAACCCTACAACAGGTATTATTACACTTTCACTAACTGCGGCTCAGACAAGTGCCCTTGACGCACCTGCGAGATATGTTTATGATGTAGAGGTCACTAGAACCTCTGACGGAATGATTACAAGAGTTATTGAAGGCATAATAACTATACGCCCAAATGTTACTATTTAAATTTTTCTAAATACTAGTAAGTTTTGAAGACCCTTCGGTTATAAATATTAACAATTAAGGGAGAAAACCAAGTGGCGCAAATTAAAGCAAGAATAGATAGTACAATATCCAGACCGCAACAAGTATCAGTTACTATGCCTGCTGGGGCTCAGTCTCAAACGGCTGTAACCAATTCTACTTTAAAGTTGAGATTACTGGCAGATGTAGACGCTGGTACCTTGGCTGATGGTTCTATGATACAATACTCGGCAACAAGTGATAAGTTTGTTGTGAGAGACGAGATATCTACTACCACAGGTTCAATAACACTAAACGGCGGAAGTTTTTAAAGGGTAAAGCACTATGTCAACAATAATCAGAATAAAAAGAAGTACAGGAACATCGGCACCAGGAACACTTAAACTTGGTGAATTGGCGTTAACATATGGTACTGGTACATCGGGTAATCTTGGAGATAGATTATTTGTTGGTACTGGTGGTGTAGATGGTAGTGGAAATGCAAATAGTATTGATGTAATTGGTGGTAAATATTTTACCTCACTATTTCCTAGTACAAACGGACAGGCAACTGCCGAAAAATTAATCACAACGGATTCAAATAACGCAATTGACCAATTAGTATTTGGTAACTCAAATACGGACTCTGGTCAAATTACTTTTAATGAGGCAACTAACAACGGTTCAAACAATGTTGTTATTAAGGCTCCATTATCACTAACAAATTCATCTACAATTTATTTACCAGATGGTGCTGGTAATACAGGACAATTTTTAAAAGTTATATCTGGTTCAGGTTCAAACACTACTTTAGGATTTGACGATGTAGATACAACACTTACATTAGAAGATAGTGCTGGTTCAACAATTAACTATGGTACAAACGCAACATTACTTTTAACTGGTGATGGAACGATTGATACTGCTGTAACTGCAAACACGGTTACTATAAAAGTACAAGACGCAAGTATTGGAACAACTCAACTTACAGATGGTGGAGTTACAAATGTAAAACTTGCAAATCAAGGAGTAACAATTGGTACTTCAAGTGTTAACCTTGGTGCTACACAACAAGATATCGCTGGACTTAATAGTTTAGAAGTTGATGACTTAACTTTAAATGGTCAAGACATTTCAACAACTGCAAGTAATAAAAATGTTACTATAACTCCACACGGAACTGGAACGGTTACCGTACCAAGTGGATATAAAGACAGAAGTGGTTTTGCCGCTGATAGTTTGGCAACAAAAGAATATGTTGATAGTGCTTCATCTGGTTTAGATGTTAAAGATAGTACAAGAGTTGCTACAACTGCAAACTTGGCTGCTACTTATGACCAATCAAATGGAAGACTAGACAACTCTGGAACACAGGCCGCTCTATCAATAGACGGTGTTACTTTATCACTTAACGATAGAGTATTAGTTAAAGACCAAACAGAGGCAAGACAAAATGGAATTTATATTGTAGAAATAGTTGGAACTAATTCTACTAACTGGAGACTAACAAGGGCTCAAGACGCAAATGTTGGTTCAGATATTACTGGTGGTACATTTACTTTCGTAGAAGAAGGTACTGCTAATAGTGATAACGGTTATGTATTTACTCACAATGGTACTCCTGTAATAACAGATAGTACACTTTCAAGTAATACTGAATTACCTGTATCACAATTCTCTGGTGCTGGTCAAGTAGTCGCTGGTGCGGCTATGGTAAAAGCAGGAAATACTTTAGATGTTAATGTAGATAACTCTTCAATAGAAGTAGTATCAGACGCATTACAAGTTAAGGCATTAGGAATTACTGCTGCTATGTTGGCAGGTTCTATACCTAACTCAAAATTATCTGACCCTAATATTTCACTTGCTGGTGAAACTGGTACTGGTTCAGTTGGATTGTCTGGAACATTAACTATTTCTGCTGGAGAAGGAATTGATACAACTGCTTCTGGTTCTGCAATTACAATTGCTGGAGAAGAGGCGTCAACAACAAATAAAGGAGTGGCTTCTTTTAGTACTAATAACTTTACCGTAACAAGTGGTGATGTTGCTGTTACTACAATTGATGGTGGTATATTCTAATGTCTACCGTAATTAAACCAAAAAGAAGTTTTACCTCTGCCGCTGTACCTAGTGTTTCTGATTTAGAAATAGGTGAATTGGCAATGAATGTTGCAGATGGTAAGTTTTATACAAAATCAAATTCATCAACAATTAAAGAAGTTGGTGGTGCAAGTGCTGTAAACATACAATCAGTCCTACAGGCTGGTGCTGTTGCAACTACAGACTTGACAATGAATAACGCAAACATAATTTTTGAAGGTGCTACACCAGACGCCTTTGAAACAACTTTAACGGTAGAAGACCCGACTGGTGATAGAACGGTTAAACTACCAAATTCAAGTGGTACACTTGCATTGACAGGAGATATTCTTGCCTTTGCTGTTGTATTTGGAGGATAGATTAAATGGCAAGTGCTTTTAAAAATGCAGGACAGGCAAATCCTACTACAGATGACGCAACAGCAGATGTATATACTGCACCGTCAAATGGTACTGCCGTTCTTCACGCTGTTTACATTTCAAACACAAATGCTTCGCAAGAAGCAGATATAGATGTAAAAGTTACAATAGATGGTGGCACAACTTATAGAAGTTTGTTATCAGGAATTAAAGTCCCACAAAACAATACTTTTATATTAGATAAACCTGTAAATTTAGAGGCAAACGACAAAATTAGAGTAGTTTCAAGTATTACAAACACCGATACATTTATTTCGGTATTAGAGAATACATAAGATTAAAAATAGTATAAATATAACAAAGAGGATTAAAAAATGGCATTAGCATTACCAACAGGAGCATCCCAGGCAGTTGCCGTAGACGCTTCAGGTGCTCAAATTAGTAACGAGTTTGCTATGCACGCCCTTAACCGTGATGTAAATGGACTATTAGTTTACACAAAGGTAAAATTAGATAGTAATGATAGTGTTGAAGTTAATAGTGGCGAAGGTTTTGGTTTTAATGGTTTTGAAGGTATGGCATTAGGTAAGGCGAGTGATGGTTCAACTGACCAAAACTCATTACAAAGTGACCATAATGAAGGAACAGATGTTCACTATCAAACCAATGCACAATTTAGAAAGTATCAACAATCCAGATTTGATAGTTTAAAATTGTTCTATTTTTTAAATGATGATGGTATGTTAGTCGCTAGATACCAAAACGATTACACATACGCAACTGGTGAAAATGCTACTAGTACAACTGGTAGTAACTGGACACCAAGTGGTGGAAGTTATTACACCGACAGCAATATTAACAGGTACTTGTAAAACAAAGAATTAAAAGAGAGAGATAAAAATGGCAGATTTTATTTTAGGAAGACTTAAATTCCACTTCAAAGGGGATTGGGCAACAACAACCGTCTATATTAAAGACGATGTAGTCCGACACGGTGGAAATACTTTTGTCGCAATGGTTAACCACACAGGTGGAACTTTTGCAACAGACTTGGCGTCAGTCAAATGGAAAAAGATGGCGGCAGGGCAAGAATGGAAAGGTGCTTGGGCGGCAACTACCGTTTACAAAGTAGACGATGTAGTCCAATGGGGTGGTTCAACATATGTTTGTAATACTGCTCACACTTCACAATCAGATTTATATGACGACAATTCAAAATGGACATCATTCGTTCCAGGGTTTAATTGGACTGGTACATATGCGGCTGCCACAGCATATAAAGTTAATGACCTTGCGAAATATGGTGCCAATGTTTATATCTGTACCGTAGAACATACAAGTGCTTCTACTATAGATACTTCAAAATTTAATGTATTTGTTTCTGGACTAGAGTTTGAGGATTCTTATAACTCTGCTACTGCCTATCAGGCTGGAGACATTGTTACATATGGTGGATATAATTATCTTGCCGAACAACAATCAACAGGTCAAACACCTTACAACAACGCCACATATTGGAAAGTTTTAACAACTGGTTTCAAAATGGTTGGAACATATGCTGGTGGTACTGCATACAAAACTGGTGATGTAGTTAGATATGGTGGTCATACATATGTTGCAAAAACAGACGCAACTGGTATTGTACCAACAACAACTGCAACTTGGGATAAACTAAACGAAGGTTTAACTTGGAGAAACACTTGGGCAAGTACAACTGAATATGCACCTGGCGATGGTGTTGTATATGGTTCATCTTCTTATATTGCTGTTTCTGCTCATACGGCTGCAACTGCAAACAGACCAGATAACGATAGTGGTGGAACATATTGGAATTTACTTGCAGAAGGTGATAGTAACTATGTAACTACTACAAGAGGTGACCTATTAACTAGAAACGCTACACAAAATATTAGATTAGGTATTGGAACAACTGGTTCAACTTTAGTATCAGATGGTACTGATATTTCTTGGGCAGTTCCAGGAACATCAGCAAATGTTTACTATGTTGCTAAACACGGTGCTGATACAGACCCTTCAACTGATACAGGTAGAGGAACTTCATTAGACAAACCTTGGTTAACAATTGCTTACGCAATGACTTGGATGAATGCTAATGTTACCGCTACAACAAACAAAACTTTATATGTAAAAACTGGTGAATATTCAGAGGCACTACCTATCGTGGTTGGTGCAAACACACAGGTTATTGGTGATGGTTTAAGAAGTACTAGAGTTGTACCTGCTTCAGGAAATTCTACTGCTACTGGATTAACTAACACACCTAACGCAAGAGCAGATATGTTCAGAGTTAGAAATGGTGTTACATTCGCTGGATTTACATTTAGTGGTATGTTAGGAACTATGACTACTGCTGACGCAAACGGTGTCGCAAGACCTACTACTACTGACGGTGCTACTAGAAGTGGTGTTGTATTTGCATTAGACCCAGGAACTGGTGTTGGCGATACTTCAACTCATATTACATCTAAATCACCATTCATTCAAAACTGCTCACACTTTGGAACAGGTTCAGTAGGTATTAAGATTGATGGTGCTTTACATAACGCTGGTAACCGTTCTATACTTGCAAATGACTTTACACAAATTACTTCTGGTGGAGTAGGTGTATGGGTACTTGCAAACGCAAAATCAGAATTAGTATCAGTATTCACATATTACGCACACCACGGATATCTTGCAGATAGTGGTGGTGTTATTCGTTCACTAAATTCAAACAACTCATATGGAGAGTATGGTTCAACTGCCGCTGGTATTGACGCAAACGAAACTCCATATACTGGTAATGTTGATTTAAGAAATAATGAGGCTCAAGTTGGAAGAGTATTAGTATCTGGTTCAGGTATTGGTAGATTAGAATTACAATACGCTGGAGAAAGTTATTCTTCTGCTACAATCTCACTTGCAGGTTCTGGTGCCTCTGGTGGCGCTACTGCTAATATTGCAAACGGTGCTGTTAAGTATATTGAAATGGCAACAAATGGTGCTACTCACTTTACTACAACAGGATTTGCACAATCTGGAACTGCAAGTACAATTAAACTTGCCGCTTCTGATACACAACCAGACGATTTCTATAACGGAATGAGAATTACGGTTTATACTGGAACAGGTTATGGTAACACAGGTGTTATCGCAGACTATGTTGCTTCAACAAAAACTTGTACGATACAAAAAGAAAACGGTACTGCTGGATTTGATGTATTCGTAAACTCTGGTTTATCTTCCGCTTCTTCTTTTGATACAACTTCAGGATATGAAATTGAACCTAGAGTAGTATTATCTGGTGGTGGTTCTCCTACAAGAGACGCACTCGCAAGAGCAGTTGTAGAAAATCAACAAGTTTCAAAAATTCTTATATTAGATGGTGGGGCAGGATATTCTTCTGCACCAACCGTAACAATTACTGACCCTAACGCAAGTACGGTTGCTACTGCAACTTCATATATTGGTAATGGTGTTATCTCACAAACAACGGTATCAAGTGCTGGTTCTGGATATAAAACAGAAACAACTACTGCAACGATAACTGGTGATGGTTATGCTGAAATATCAAGTGCTGGAACTGCGTTTGTCAGATTAACTGGATTATCTAAATCACCTACAGGTGGTGACATAGTTGAGTTTGCTGGAATAACTGGACAGGCTTACTATGTTGTATCAGTAACAGGTTATTCAAGTGGTGCTGGTCTTGTTAGAGTTAACCCTAAATTTACAACTTCTAATAAACCTACACACTCTGAAACTGCAACTTTAAGAAGTAACTACTCAAACATTAGATTGACTGGTCACGATTTCTTATCAGTTGGTACAGGTGGTTTCTCAACAACAAATTATCCTAACACACCATCACAGGCTGCTGACCCTAACGATGAAGTCTTTGAGGCAGATAGAGGAAGAGTATTCTACTCATCTACTGACCAAGATGGTAACTTTAGAGTTGGTAACTTATTTAAAGTAGAACAGGCAACTGGTAAGGCGACATTGAACGCCGAGGCATTTGACCTTTCTGGTCTACAAGAATTATCATTGGGTTCAAATGCTCAAGGTAATTTTGGTGCAACGATTAATGAATTCAGTACAGATGGTACATTGGCAGATAACTCTGATACCGCTCTTGTAACTGAAAGGGCAATTAAGACATATGTTGATGGTCAACTTGGTGGTGGTCAAAATGACTTGTCAGTTAACTCATTAACTGCTGGTTCAGTAACAATTACTGGAACTGCAATGTCTACAACTGGAGTAAGTGGAACAGATGTAAACTTATCAATTGGTACACAAAATAACGGTATTGTTACTTTTGGCGCTCAAACGCAAATTGGAATAACTCCTACTGCGGCCAACGATATAGTTAATAAATCATATGTTGACGCACAAGGTACTCCAACTTTACAGACTTTATCTATTGATGATGTAGATTTATCATTAAAGAGAAGAGTAATTACTAACGCAAGTGAATTAATACAAAAAGAAAGTGCTTTCTTTGACGGGACAGATTCCGCTGAAGGCTTTGAAATTATCAACGGCTCAATGCAAATAAACATTGATAAGGCTGGGGACTTGGTAATAGAAACAACATAAATAATAGTAAATTAGGAAGATAAAAAAATGGCAACAACAAAAACTAGAATTGGAAACCTGTTTTTTAACTATCAAGGTGAATATTCAAGTACAAAGACATATTTTAAAGATGATGTCGTTATGTACAATAACACAGATTATATTTGTGTTAAGAATTCATCGGTTACAGGAACTTCTCCATTAGACAACGAAAGACACTATATAAGATTAACTAAAGAAACTTCTGCTTCTACTGGCGGTGACGCATACAGGTGGGACGCTGAGGCTGCTTGGCCTGCTGCCGAGAAACAATTTAAGGTTGGAGATACATTAGTACTTTACCAAGACGGAAATGATTTTGATGACAATAAGGTTGCCTTTGCCACAACTTCTTCTTCTAAAGAGACTAATCTATTACACGAAGATGTAACTTACTTCCTAGACGGAAAGTCAGTTGGTGCTGGAACTACAACTGGAGAATATTTTAATACTTCAAGTTTCAACAATGCTTCTTCAAGAGAAATAAGAATAGAATTTACAAACGATACACCAGATGAAATTTATATGTTTTCATATGACAATCCATCTGCTAGTTGGGGACCAAAAATAGTTGTTGCCAAACAAAATACTTGGAAATCAATTAGACAATCGTTCAAGTGGAGAGGTAATCACGACAATACAAATGCAAGTGGTTCATACAACACATATTATCCAAATGATATTGTAAGAGTAAATGTATCATTAGATAATGACTTCTCTACAAATAACCAGTACTCTGGTGACCAAATTAACAGAGTAAGAGCAACTTATATCTGTATTAAACAACATACTACAGATGGTACAGACAAATACTTACCTTGGGAACAAGAAAAAGATACTGCCGCTAACAAATATTGGGAAAGAGTTTCAGAAGAAGATACTTTTGATGATGAAATTATAACTGATAGTGGTGCTGTTACTGCAATTAACAATGTATCTGCCGCTTCACCTAGTAGACAGGCAGGAACTTATAAATTTGTAAATTGTGTCAATGTAACTGCTGACGCTGAAAACTCTGGCGCAGGAAGAACAGGCGGATGTAATCCACCTATGTTTGATGTAACTATTGATGGTTACCAATCTGCAAAAACTTTTACAATTACAACTAAAGGCCATTACAAGAGAAAGAAAGGTAGATACTTAAATGTAACTCACACTTCTACTTCTGGTGCTGGTTCTAACTCATATTGGGACTTTGAAGTAGACCAAGAAGGTAATGTTACTGCAACAATTACTCCTAAATCATTAGGTGGTCAACAAGGTGGTCTTGGATATGCTGTTAACGAAGTATTAACTTTCGGGGATTCACTATTCGGTAGTGGAGGTGCTCCAGATGTATCAATGACAATTAACTCAATTGGTACTTGGGGTCAAGTTAATTTAACTCTTGCGAAAGATGAGAAAAAAGGATATCAAAGGTCTCGTTGGGGCAATGATGACAATGCTGAAACATTAGGTGGTGAAAACAATGCCGCTTCTGACCAATTAAGAGTAGATGGTCAAGTATTCTATTCTTCTGCGAATGTAACTTTTGATGTTGTTTCAACTCAAAAGAAGGCAAGAGGATATCAAAACAAATTTTCTGGAAACAGATTAGAATGTATGGCTTTATCAAATGAAGAAGGTCCAATTGGAGATGACAACAAGTATTACAGATTACCTGGTCAATTCCAACAATCACAATGTTACAACTGGCCTTGTTTCATTAATGGTAGAGGTTCAATAACTTCTTGGGGTTCAAACTCAAATGGACAAAACGGATTAAACCAAGGTTCAATTCTAACTGGTGTTGGTATGGTATTCCCATTCCTAGACTGGTACAGAAGTGGAGACAATGGTGGTTCTGGTATTCATACAACTCCTGATGGAGAAGTACCAAAGGCAATACAATTAATTTCTGGATATGAAAGTGGTATGGCACTATTCAACAATGGAGAAGTTTACCATTGGGGTTATGGTGGTCACGGACAAAATGGTGACGCTGCTACTTCAAACAGAGGTTATCCTGCAAGATGTGGTGGAACTTATCAAGAAGTTTATTTGGCTGCAAATACTTCAACTCACACATTTAAAGATACAAGAATTAAAAGAATTTACTTAACTAATTGGGGTGGTGATAATAATACAAGTACACATAGTTGTTATGCGTTAGATACTGACGGCGAACTATGGGCTTGGGGTTACAATGGTTACGGTCAATTAGGACAAAATAATACAACTGATTTAAGTAGACCTACAAAGATTAATAAATCAACTTATTTCAATGGAAATAAAATTGTTGCTTTCTGGACTGCTGGTGCTGGTTACGCTTTCTGTTTCGCACTAGATACTGCTGGAAAATTATACTCTTGGGGATACAATGGTTATGGTGTTCTAGGACACAATAACACAACTAACTTATCAGTACCAACTGAAATAACTGGTGTTACTTTTGACAACGGTTCAGCAAATGCTGGTAAGATTAAAAAATTATTAGTAGATAGTCAACAATCATATCAAAGATGTGCTATTCTTACTGAAAAAGGTAAGATATATTGGACAGGTAGAAATGAATATGGTTGGGCGATGATGGGAAATACTACAGATGTAAGTACATTTACAATTATGTCTAGTGGTCCAGGTTCTGGAACATATTCAGATTGTGCTAATATGTGGTTTACAGGTAATGGAAGATATGCGAGTTTCTGGACTAAAGATAGTACAGGTTCAATTAGATGTTGTGGTTACAATGGTAACTATGAACTTGGTATTGGAAACTCAACTAACCAATCTGCTCCTGTTACACCTAAATGGCAAATTAATGGAACAACTACTTCAGATTTAAGTAACATTAAAGAAATTGGATGTAACTCTGAATATGGTAACCAATGGATGTGTAATGTATGGGTTTTAACTTACGATGGATTTATGTTCAATGTAGGTAGAAACAATTACGGACTTGGTGCTCAAGGTTGGTCTTCTGATTATACAAACAGACAATCAACTAACGCAATTGAAGAAACAGATGATTATTACTTCCAAATGCAAAGAATGCCTAATTTTGCTCACGGCAAGGTAGAAAGTGTAAAAGGAAGAGGATATTACTCTAGTGATGGTAACAGATACCACTTTAGAGAAATAAAAACTTTTGATAACAGGTATTTAATATGGGGTTATGGGGGAGATTATATTCAAGGTCAAAATGACGGAAACTATGTTTCAACACCACAACCAGCAGTATTAGGTTAATAAATAGTAATTAAGATAGGAAACTAAAATGGCAAAAATAAATCTCGGAAGAATTAAACTACAATTCCAAGGAGAGTTTGACAAAAGTCAAGTCTACAGAAGAGACGACATAGTATACCACAATAACGCAATGTGGATTATGACGAATGAGTATCTTCCTGACGGGACTAGTGCATACGCTCCAGGAAGTAAAATTATGGGATACAATCCCAAAGACAGAACTGGAGACTTCTGGTCAAATGACCCTAATTACTCTGGTCCTGACGCATTTAATTATACTCAATATTGGACAGAAAACGAAAGAAGAGCAGAAAGACAAAGAACTGATAAAGACGGGAATCCTATCACCCACAATTCTACATACGGTTCTAACGAAGACGGTGCTCATCAAATTAAACACGATGTAGTTGATTCCACATTAGGTAGTGTTGTTCGCCATCAAACTCACTTAATGGATGAATACGATAGTATGTTTGCAGAAACAGAAGATGATTATTCTTCTGAAGATACTTACAATAAGTATGAACAATCATATTTCAGATATCATTACAGACCTGTAGAACAATCTTTTATAGTACAAGTTGCTGTATCAGGTGGTGTTCCAGATTTTAAAATAGATAACAGAGTAGGAAATAATACTAAAGGTAGACAATTTGCTGGTTACAGAAATTGGGAAAACTTTAAAGAAGGCCATAAGTATTCTTTCAATCAACACGATAATAATAACAAATATTATCCATTAGGATTTTCATATACTGCTGATGGTATTCACCACTCTAGTGATGTTGGAAGAAGTTTAGGTGAAGACCCTAGAGGTCCTTACTATGTAAAAGGAACTACTTCTACTGGCGATAGTGGATTCTTTTCACCAATGTATAAAGATGAGGCGGCTGCAATCGCTGAAGATACATCAAGAGGTGGTGCTGGTGTTGCTCACGCATTAACTTTTGACCAAGGCGATGTTC